TGCTTCGGGTCGTGCACCAGAACAATCTTCACCTCAACCATTTCAAAGTGGTCCTTAAACCACCACACATTTCTGATGCGTTTTCGTTTGAACAAATGCGCGTCCTGCACATCTTCTGACCATGTGTCATATTTTCCGGTGTCTGTTCGATACAAAACCTTGTTGGTCTTTGGGTCGGTGCGCTTAACTACAAACATGTTCATTCCTTTTCAATTCAAGAGACATTATCGTCTATATCATCGAAAAGATCAAGTTTTTGCTAAGTTGTTGTTTTTTAAAGGGAATTTCGAGTCTTGAATAGATCGATTGTTTCTAGGAGGGTTTTCGACCAGGAGTCTCTATGTTCGACGAACACCTGTGGTTTACTATGGTCGACTGCTATGATGGTGACTAACTGGGTGATGGGAACACCTGTTCGCTCTTCCCACATAATAGCGTATGCGGATTCTTGAATGAAGTAATTTTCAACCCAAGATTTGCGTTTTGTTTTTGCTGAAGTTTTCCAGTCAACGATTGATAGTTGACCGTCGAACTCGCCGACAAGGTCGACACGGCCGGCGACACCGAGGTGATGCGAATACAGTGCTGCTTCCTGTTCATAGATAAGTCCAAGGCGACTATCAAGAATAGGTTTGACTGAACGAAAGTTGGCAACGACATGCGGCATATATCCGACAGCATAGTCCGGATCGTTTGCCACATATTTCTCTATCATCTCGTGAACTTTAGTCCCACGATTCGACGCACGAAAAGAAACCTTTCTCGCCTCTTCTTCACCAACCTTTTCTTTCCATGCGGCGATATGCTCTTCCGAGAGTATCGAAAGAACAGTCGTTATGGAAGGATACCTTTCGCCGGTTGGGGTAGCGTATGTTCTACCTGTTGGCAAGGTAGTCGCTGTTAGATCATCATAACCTAACAGCGACTCTTTTCGATGAACGAATGACATTACATGGATGCGACGTTGACATCAGGTTCATGAGTAACGAAATTTGTTACATTATCGACCCGGAAACTTCTCCATCCATCATCATGTCTGGCTTGACCGAGGGCAAAGTGCCACACATTGACAACGTTTTCGTTGACCATGGGTGCATCGCGGGCGACACGCGATTCCCACTCGGGCAATACGTCTTCACGTAATGTGCACAACATAATCCGCTCGTCTCCATTCACCTTAGTGAACGTCACAGTACAGATGTTCGCTTTGAGTTCTTCGATCATTTCACTTCTATTCATATTCATTTATTCTTCCTTTTCTGTGCAGTTACTGCTCGACGTTGATGACGATTCAATCCGCGAAGTTCCGCGAGAGGATCCTCGTCTAGTATAATCTGCGCTGGTTTGTCTACCTTGACAGGTTCGTTTTTCTTCTTCTTACTAGTATACGTTATTACTTCCACGTTTTCAAGTTTCGGTAATTTCAGGTCGTCATGATCATGGTGCAGTACAAACTTAGTGTTTGGAAACTCGTTGAACAATCCCCACCAGACAGGACGCCAGTTCTCGATCAATCTAAAATTGTTTGACTGTCCACGGTCGCTGTTCAGATACAGATCTGTGATACTGTGCATGTTGAAATCAAACAACGTGTCAAATCCATACATATGAATTTCGTCCGCCTGATGTTTGTTTGCTGCATAATGGACTGCCATATGTCCACAGTTGAAGTTGGTAGCATTACCTGCATAGTCAGGAACAGTAGTATAGAACTCCTTGATGTTCTTGGCGTACTTTAGATAAAACAACGAACGAGCAGGGTCATCCATCCACATACGCGGCCGCGTACCAAGCACCCAGTCATACATAGCAAGGTTCAAGGATCCCTCTGTCAATGCTGCCATCATCTTGAAGTCAACCATACAGGTTGCATAGACTTCATTTGTTGGCATAGAGAACGGAGGCATGTTACAGATAAGTTTCATGCCCTCGCGCTTCTTCTCTTTATAGAATATTGCCTTATCACCGTTGCCGATTACATGAACTACTTTACCCATTATGTTTTGATCTCATGCCAGTTGTTTCTTATATAGTCTAAATCTTGGAGATCGTGAGGTTTTGGTCGACCGCCACAATCAACAGTTTTTATCTTTGGACTAATTCTGTGGGGAAACTTCCACTGGCCAAACACTTTGGTACCGAGATGAAATTTCAGATTCATCTTAATATCTGGATACACTTCGTCTAGGTACAGTATGTCGTCGTCGTTTAAGAGATGACCTGTCCATACCTGATCACCGCCATCATAGTCATGCTCTAACATCTTGTGAACAGGTTTAAAGTATTCATAAACATCCTTCATTGCTCCAGTACAGAACATCATCATCGAAGAACTGAACTTATTACCCTTCCACATAATCGCATCCGATACACAAGAAATCTTTTTGCCTGTTCGTTGAGCATACCTGATCTCTTCATCGAAGTTGTTAATGAGGACGATATCGATATCAAGGTAGACATTAAATCCCTTGGGCATATTAGGACTGTACGCAAGGACCTTGTTCCACCAACCTACAGTTTTAATCTCTGGTTTGATAGGCGTAGCAATGTCTCTAATTTCGTCAGGTCGATCTGTGATACAGTACGGTGTACATTCTAGGTCAGTCAACTCCATGAATCTAGTGATCGTCTTGCGGGCATACTCCATAGGATATGCGTCAGTACATACTGTGATAAGATTAATCATTTATTATGGTATACCCTATACCGTCATGCCAATTGTGTTTCGCCCGACAACCCAGTTCTCTCTGTATTGTAGAGAACGAATCTTTTGCCTCAACAAGCCATGGATAGTATTCTTCAAGTGTCGGGAAATCTTTATTGTTCAAGAAAATGTCTGTTGGTTGCGCATGCGTCTTCGCACCTTCTACTAACAGTTTAGCACCAGCAGGTTTAAGTCTGTATGCATGAGCACCTGGAAAGTATGCTTTGCTAAACAGTTTGTGTGATCCCATTCTTGGAGCAATCTTGAAGTTTCCATAACTAGGTTTACCAATAGAGACACAATGCTTGTATGGAATGAACTGAGGAACAAACAATGTTGCAACCGCGTCATGTTCGAAGATTTGATACTCCTCATTATCCTCTATACACTTGTTCCATAAACTCCAGTGAGAAAGAAACGCTGCCATATTAGATATCTCAAAAGCGTATTCCCTTCCTGGTTGTTGTTTGAAACCAGAAGCATCCATACCATGATGTTGAAATAAAGCAACAGGATCGTCCTTTGGTGTACAACCATAGTAGTTCTGTACATCGAACTCTGACAGGGATTTCTTACATCGTTCTGCTACTTGTCTGGAAACTTCTAGATGTTCAATTGTTATTACAAACGATTTCATGATGCAGTCTTAGACTTTGTCCCTTGTACTCGTGTATAGTATGTAGTGGTAACGCCCAATTGCTTTGGCATTAGTTGCTTACACATGATAGCATCGTTAGGCCATACTCCATGTGCTTTCACCAGTCCCACCAGCGTCTTTGCGCCTTCTGGTCTAATGAAGTACGCAGAGTTGCCTGCAAGACCCTGAGGCACGTTCTGGTTGTCAACTGAAGGTACTGGTATTATATTATACCCTAAATTTGAGGGGGATTCAACTTCACTGTGGAACACACTAGATTTGCGGGTTGCGCCTCGGGGATCATTAAGTCCTACTATGCTGAACTTAGTGTTCTTGAGAATGTCCAGATCGAGGGGTTTCACAAACAGTGCGTCCTCTTCTAGGATGATCCTGGGTTCGGTCGACTCCGCGATCTCTAACCATAACCAGTAATGGGAGAGAAAACAAGCGACTAGTTTCATAGGAGATGCTGTTGTATATGGAGGCAGCAATAGGCCTGTTTTAATATCCAGTCTAGGTTCGTCCCATGGATATGTCCAATGAACTCTAAACGAAAGTAGCAGATCGTCTACCATGTCTGGCGTGACTGCTGGACTCAGAGTACATTCGACATCATGGTTGTATTGGTCAGAGGAAGATCGACAACGCTCTGCCTGATTGCGCGAGTCAACGTCATCGACTAATGTTATGATGGACGCTTTCATGTGTTCAGTGTGTTCTGTAGTACAGTATACCCCACATTGTCAGTACAACGTTCTTGTACTATCCATGGATTGATACCATTGTTAATAAACCCATTGACAACTTGCCATAGTCTATCGTCAACCTTCCCGAACAACCGCGAAGTATCATGGAGTACGATATACTTCTTGACTGTCTTTGCGTGGAGGTTAAGTTCGTTAACTAGATGCGCTGGTTGATGGTTACTATCTATCAATAACAGATCAACAGGTTTGGCAGTTGATGGATCAGTAGAAGATTTTTCTTGAACATCAAAACTAATATTGTTCTCTTCACAATAAGTTCTGAATATAGATTCGAATGGTCTCCACTTCTCAAAAGAAATATCAACAAGAGTTACTGCGGATGGATTCATCAGACATGCTGCGGCCGCAGAAGCTCCTTGGTGCGTTCCAAGTTCTCTGTATGTATCACACTTCTTCATTAGTTTTTGCATAGCATCATGCTGCCAACAATAATCGTGGCCGTGTGCTTGCTCGTGTTGCTTTCTAATCTCTGTGTAAAATTCTGGTAGAGTTTTCACATGACTTAGTTCTGCATTAATCATTTTCTATCCTATTTTTGGGAGCTTGCCGTTCCAGACTTCTACTGGATTATTAACAATAGTATGTAGCGTTTCTTTATCGAAGTGGTCTGCAGCCCTAAGTTGAACATGTACAAACTTAGTGTTTTCTGTTCTTGAATCGTTTACTGGGCGTGGGTCGCCTTCCCCATGATAATGGATGTAACTATTCCAATTGTTGTCTAGTTCTATCCAATCAAATCCAGCAATGTCCTTTGCTGCGTGTATATAGTTCTGGTCTGCGGTGTAAAATGATGGTAGACCAGACTCTCTACAGTGCTGTATGTATCCTTTGAACACTGGAAGATTTTTTCTTCCTTTCATTATACCTAATCTAGACCAAAGAACCAAACCTGAATTATACACTTTCAATAGACCATCAGAGTCACGCGGCATGTCCTTTCCATAAACATCCCTTATCATTTTCGCCCAAACCTCATCGTTTCGACTTGTTATGCCTCCTGGAGTTATCGAACTGGAACGAAACTTTGGTTGCATTGGTTCTGTACATATACCAAGTTCGGCAGTAAACCCATCAAAGATATTTTCGGTCAAACCATCCACGGGGAAGATGTCTATATCTGCATACAGTATGTTGTCGTATATATCGAATGATCCGTCATATACGAATTTGAACGAACCATAATGGGGTGAGTATTGCCCGAGAGCAGTCTGCCATCTGGGATTGTCCTCAAATAAATACTCAACACCAATTCGATCCGCATAGGACTGCATTGCAGTTCTTCCGGCCTTGTGTCCGGGAAGAAGTTTCCCATCCCAGTATTGATAAATTAAATTCTTCATTTTATTCTTTCCCACGTTTCTTGTATAGCCTGATCGAAAGGAGTGAACTCAAAACCAAATTCTTCCGATAACCTACTACCATTTATTTCCTGTAATGGGATCTCCTTAAACGATCCTGACTTCTTTTCTATCACATGAGGAATATCTATTCCTAATGCAGATACGATTCTATCTGCGGTTTCTTTTATGGTCATGGGATCGTCGTTGCTTATGTTATACTCATTAAAGTTACACTCTTTTGTCGCAAGATTGTATATACTTTTGACGGCATCAGAAACATATACGAAATCCCTTTTCATTTCTAGGGCAGACTCATAGACGCGAATACCCTTTCCTACTTTGAGATTATTCAATGCGCTGGGTATTAATCTACTGGTGGAAAAATCGTAGGGCCCGAAAAGATTAGCGGGTCGAACACTTATAACGTTAATGTTATAATAGTTTCTATACCACTCGGCAAAGTTCGCGGCCAGAACTTTAGAGAATTCATATGGTGATCCTGGATTGAATGTTGCAGATTCGTCGGTAGGCACTTCATCTTGAAAACCATAAACCTTATCAGTTTCTATAGACAGCACCTTAGACACTTCATTCACTCTCGCTGACTCTAATACCGACGCAGTGCCTAACCCGTTTGTTCTGTATGCGTCGAATGGGTTCTTCTCACAATCAAAAACAATAGGTTTACCTGCCAGGTGTACAATAATATCTATAGACTTTTCACTCACAATGCGGTTCATGGTTTCTGAATCTGTGATATCGCACACATGTTGTATCACCTCAGAAACTCGACTAGATATAGACCTAGACACTCCATAAACAGTGTGACCGTTTCTCACAAATTCATCGCAGACGTTTCTTCCTAAAAACCCATTACTTCCTGTCACTAGTATGTTCATTCTTCAATCAAACCCCTCTCAACCAAACGTCTATAATTTTCAATCTTTGGCCTTTTTGGACCAGTTAGACCAACCTTGTTTCTGACATGAATCAGTGCGGCAGTATCTATACCATCACGATATGAACAATGACACCACTTATAATCGCCTGGAAGTGTTGCGAATTTCTCACCAGATAGAAACGCTAGATGATGCATACAACCCTCGTCGAAATATGCGCGATTGAACTTTGACAATGCGTTGACATCTATATTCTTTCGAAGACGTATACGCATATCTCTGTCCATCTTGTATATCGCCCCTCCCCAGTATGGCACTTCCATACTAGACATGAAAGGGAAGTTTCTGTTCAACCCCCTATGTAGCGTTTCTTGTATGTCTCCATATAGACCAACTCCCTGAACATGAAATACGTTTTCTCTTTGTCCTTTTCTCTCGAACATATCGATATCGACCATTGCAACGGTGTCGTAGTCGTCCCAACATGGATCGAGCATAAACAACTTCTGGGTCTGAACAGACAATTTGTCGGAGAATACGTTTCCGAGAACCAGTTCATAATCTGCACCACACTTATCAGCATATCTAGATATGTTTGCGACAGATAGATGTTCCAGTTCACCCAGTTCGCCAGTGTAATGCTGGAGTATTATATTCTTCATATATTAATCTTCTTATCATGATTAACCCATCCATCATTATTCGTGTGAATGAAGTTGTTGGGTAAAACCAAAGTCTGGTACCATCCATATTCTGCTGGATGAAGTGTATTTTTTTCGACCATAGTGACAACATTATCGTATGATACCATACGATTGGGGTGTATGATCAAATGATCCAGTATTCTATGTTCCCAGTTTGTGCCAGGATTAGAAAGAACATTAATTTCGTCTATCCTATCTTTATTTCTGGTTCCAAACCCACTAACTGTATTATGATTATACGCCTTTTTTAGGTAATTTTCAAATACAGCACAGGGAGATATAAATGCATCATACCTTGTCCTAACAACGACATCATATCCGGAAGGAAGATTAGATACCAGATATGAATGAGCAACAATCTGTTTTGTGTGATGTCTTGTCCAAACAATCCTTTCTGGTGAACATCTGACCCAATCTGCGGTACTCTGAAACCAGGGGGAAAACGATTCTATCAACTCTGTGTAGGGGTGTCTGGTGATATCTGGTTCGGGTAAGAAAGCGCATTCCACACCACTGAAAGAACGATTAAACGACTCTCTTTCCGTTTCCCATGTCGTGTAAAAGAAATCTGCCGTCGGAAACTTTTCTTTCAGAATCTCGTTATTTCTCTTGGCGCCACCCCCGTATGCAGATGTCACAAGGCCAGAAACACAAACAGCAACTCTCACGAAACTGCCCAGATGTTCTTCGTAGCTGCTGTTGTGAACTCGAATCCAAAAAACTCAATATCATCTTTGTACCATTCGGCCACTATTCGTTTTGTTTCTTCCGTATAAAAATCAACGTATGATCTAGAGTCAGCACTGGTGCCGCGTTTTGTCATTTGTAAAAATAATCCTTATCTTCTGTGGCTACCTTCTCGTATCCTAATGAAGAAAGAAACTCCAAGGATTCCTGTTCTCTAACTGTCAAATAGTTCATTTCGAGTTCTAACAGAGGTTTCCACTTCTCAAGCGTTCGTTTCATGCCTAGCAGAATGGGATAAACATAACCTTCTGTATCAACCTTTATGAAATCTACGTCAGTGAAACCAAACTCATCCAGAGTTCTCAATTCCACGGGATACGTTTTTTCCATTTTTATGTTCTTCGATTTTGATATTTTACCTCTATTATCATCATTTAACACAACCGAAATCCCGGAGTTGTTGTTACTCCGGACCATATGTCCTATAGTTGATGCGTCTGATATACCATAAGGATAAATTTCACAGTTTTCTATATGCTTTATGTTGTCAGAACATTCATTGAAATATAATGGTTCAAAAGCCTTCACATTGTCAAAGAACTGTGAGTAAACATAGGAATGGGTTCCGATATGCGCGCCTATATCTATTGCTGTTCTGAAGGAAGATAGGTGTTTTATCGCAACGTCCCAAGTTCTAAAACACATCGCCTCAAGGACGTCTTGATGATCTTTGAAAAATACATCATGTTCTGGGGTTTTCCATTGTGTCTGAAAGCTATCAGAATTGGGTGGTAAGTTCTTCATAAATAAATTCTCCATTGTGTGGGTGGTAAATTCTTCATAAATAAATTCTTCATAAATTTGATACTATAAAATGCTCTAAGTCTTCGGGTGTCCCAAGTCCCCACATTTGCTGGGCCTCGAATGTGCGGATAATTTTCTCGTCTTTGATCGCTTCGTTGAAAACAGGACAGACATAGAATTCTCCATTCACTCGAATGTCATTTTCAATCATCTGTTCAGCATACTTAACAAAATCTGATCCACATTTCCAATAATAATATCCCACTGTTGCATTATCACTGATTGGATTCTTCTCTGCTACTTCGACCACAACGCCATTATCGTCGATCTTCGCGAACGACCATTTGGGATGTGTCGCTTTGAACGTAACAATCCCACCATCAGAAGCAGTTTCTTGCATCTTATACATAAACCCGACGGGATCCCAATCGACCCACTGGTCACTATTAGAAAAGAACAGTGGATTATCATTATCTATATGTTCCTTGGCAAGTAATGCGGTGCATGCGGCCCCTTCAGTGATACCATCTGTTTCGACTATCTTACAATTGGGAGCAATCAGTGGCAACATATTATCTAGGTTGTAACTTTCCCTGTGTTCCTTTTGACACACAAAAATAAAATTGGCATCTAGACCTATGTTTTCAACAACTCGTTGTATCATCGATTTGCCATTAACATCTATTAGGGGTTTTGGGAATGTGTAACCTGCCTGATGAAATCTGCTTCCCGCACCGGCCATAGGAATAAGGACATTTAATTCTTCAGACTTCCATTTGTTTTGTACAGTAATACCACTCAAATTTTTCATCACCTTCTCTTTGGTTAAATTCATAGGATTCTCTACTCTTATATATTTTGCTCCTGATCTTGCTGCGGATAACAATCCTGGTGGCGAGTCTTCCACGATCATCGTTTCTTCAGGAAGGAAACCCAACATCGACATCGCCTTCCAGTATATCTCGGGATGCGGTTTAGAATTCTTAACGTCCTCGTTGGACAATATAATCGAGCAATATTTCGTGAGAGAAACATTAGCCAGTGCGGTCAGAACAGTTCGTCTTATCGAGTTGGTACATACTCCAATACTATATCCTTTCTCTATCAGAGCATCAAACAGGGCCAAATGTTCTTCGTTGGGTTGCAACGTTTCCATCATATTCATCGTATGGTGCTGCTTCAACGAGAATATTCTATCATGAAATTCTGGAGGTAATCTCTTTCTTTCTGTTAAAAGAACTAACTTCTCTTTGGTTTTTCTCCCATCATAGAAATTGCGATGTTCTTCCGCAGTTATTGAATATTCTTCACCGGCGACGATCACTATTGCGGCGTTGAGCGCGTCATAATGTATCTTCTTCGCATCAATCAACACGCCATCTAAATCGAATAACACCAACTTGATATCACTCGCCATGACACACATCACGGAAATCAAGCGGAAAATCTGTACATAAACCAGAAAAATTCTCTATATATGATCTCATATAACTACGACTCTCTCTTTCTGGAAGAGTTAGTATCTGTATACCACTTTCCTTACTACGAAAGGCAGTTGCGCCAGGGTAGGACCACACCACGCCATTGCTGGTAATGGTGTGGTCATCGGTGTTGTGCCAGAAGTGGTGGAGGTCTGTTCTTCTGGACATAGATTCTAGAGCCTCTATATTCTTGCAGTGAATATAGAGGGATTCCTTATGTTGTAGAAGAAAATCTATATTAATTTGATGTTCCGGGTGATCATGGCCTAAAAAATAATTCCCACTTTGGTACCAAAGATCCGTCTCAACAAAAAATCCCCCACGTTCTATGGCTTCGATTATTTGTTTGGGATGATTTTCGGTACTAGGACTGGGACCATTAAGATTTCCACGATGAGAAATTATGATCACCTAGAAATATCCCAACCGGTACTTACCGACACTATTAAATTATCACCAAGATACGCTTTAAGATTTTCACCTAGGACCTGGTCGGTGATTCCTGGAACGTCTCGCAATTTCATACTATGCCACTCTAAATAAAATTTATTCAGATACTTAACAGCTCCTGTTTCTAACATTCTAGGAATAATTTCATATTCAGAACCTTCGATATCCATGGCCATGATAATCTCGTCCGTCTCGTCAAAGTTATCCATCAACCACATAGACAAATCTACTGCCTCTACTGTCATATGGGTGCCTTTTTGGAACATCGTCTTATCATGGCGTAATGTTCCAGACCTTGTTGTAGTACCTATATTGAATTTTAGATTCGTATTCTCTGTGTGTACAGCCTTTTCTATTAACGTAATGTCATCAAATTTTTCTTTCAGTATTCCTATACACTCAGGAAGACACTCAAAGGCAAAAACTTCATAATCACTTCCGTATATTTCCCTAAATCCCTCAATAGCAAACCCCTTGTTTGCGCCACAATCTATGAATACTTTTCTCATTTAAAATTCCTTATGTCGTAGCATAACTCACTTAACTCTGAATCCACATCAAACATAACAAGCGGGTTGTCTTTTGTTGTCTCTAATTTTTCTAAGTATAACATGCCTTGGTATGTAGGTATAAGATACCATGGAAACCTTGCGGAATTTGTTAGGTTTGATGCTACATCCATGACCCGAAATTTGAATTGTGGTCTATCTTTGAACTTCAACATGAGCGGTGTCCAAAACATCTTCACCTTTTCGGCATCAAAATTATCGTCCTTGACAATATCAACTGTTAGCGCCATGGTTTTTGTGCCTCTACTACAGCGGAATGTGCTTCTCTTATCGAACCTGGAGTGTCGATGTTTCTGAACGCAGCAACGCGACTATTGTTGTATAATGGGTCTCCCAGTTTCGTGAACCCGGCACTCATCAACTCTACAAACATCTCCTGCACACCCCAAAGGTATTTGTGCTCACCTTTCTGATGTAACAGACCTATTGCAACCTGTTCCTGTATCGGTTTTTGATCATGACCTTCGCCAGCGAATCTATGCTTCTTGATGTAGATCTCATAGTAATGCTTCACGAACTCATTGTCACTATGGTCCTTTCCGTTCCGTAAGAAATTAACATAGTCCATGGGCGGCCAAACAGTTCTCAAGCATCCACCTGGTTTTAGAATACGTAAGCATTCTTTGAATAATGCAATGCCTTCTTCCTTGGTTATGTGTTCAATGAAATGCTCCGAGTAAATACCGGTGTAGGTGTTATCTGCAATTCCCTTAATAGGGAGGTCAGTTAAGTCACGAACCATACAACCTGGCATTGGAACATCTCGAATACCATCCCAGTTAATATCTCGCTGGCCTTTAGCGGCTAGTTCTAGGAATCTCATTTCTTCACCATTCGTAGTTTGTCCTGTGGTCCAAGATAGTGGTTTATATAACCGTCCGGTTGATTGAACGACCACTGATACGATAGTCTGTTCCAGTTAGTGTCTAACTCTTGGACATTAAACTCTGGTTGTGATAACTGGAGATTGATATACATCTGTTCAGTGTATCTGGTGTGCAGAACATAGTCGTCGACTGATGTGAATAGTTCTCGTGCTTTCAGTCTACCCTGCTTTGTCCATAACTGTAATCCACCATTAAGATACCGGTAGTTCTCGTCACGATACAGTGATGATCTTGGAAACTTCCAGTCAGATCCAAACAAGTGCTTGCCGTATGCCTTTATCCCGCGCTCATGAAGAGGTGGATTCATCACACGACCTAACCAAGATCCTCTCTTGGTGAAGATGCCTAGTTCATGAACCATTGCGACATCTGTGTTGGATTCAATTAGATCAAAGACATTCTTCCTTGTCCGAATCAACATGTCTAGGTCTAAGCATAGGACGTTATCATATTCGTCAAACGATTCGTCATAGAATAGACGTAGAGTATCCAAGCGAGGGTCGATGTGTTTGAAGTGACGAGTATAGTTCAGTTCGTATTCTGCACCACACTGATTGGCATAATTCTTCGCAGAGTTTGATCCTGCTTGTGCCCATTGTGGTAATTCTTTACCACCAATGCCTTTATCAAACGACTCGTATGGTATGTAGTATTGGAATATTAAATTTTTCATGATAGTTTACGCCCGCTGGATCACCCCGCAACAAAAAAACTTTTTATGCAACATGGTAAGTAGAACTACAGAATTGCATAACATTTCTCCAATATTTTAGGAAGCGCACCTAACGGGGTCTTCAACGGTAATCCGGTGGGAATTTACCACGCATTACAGGTGCGCTTCCTAAAATATTTTCAAGTTTATATATCTAGATAAAAAGGAAGACCGTAATTTCTAAACTGCAGTTCGTCCTGCATCGCAGTAACAACTGAGGGATAAACCGTTGGTCTTTTTTCATTATCTTTCAACACAGCCCTAATGTGGTCACTGCTCATATCAGATAGTTTAACACGTTTTAAGGGTTGGTCACCGTTAATACCGTATGTACCCCAAGTCAACGCGTTACGAACCTTCTCATGACCATCCTCTAGATAAACCGCTAAATGTTCCTCATCACCATTAGCACTGGATCTAACATAATCTAGACCTCCATCTACCATGTAATTATTGCCATTCTGATCTCTGTGGGTGACATAGTCATGTCTATGCGTACTTTCAATAACCGTACCGTCAGGTGTTCGCAATGCATTGGAGACCAGTTTATAATGACTCATTTGTTTCTCCTAAAATTAATTTCATTCTCAATCTTGTGCGGAACTCTAGGTTTACCGACGTAGACTCGATAGATCGATTTCTTCATAACGATTTGTCAACTCAGTTTTACTAATTCTATTGCAATTATGTAGAGGTTGTGTTTTAGGTCCAGAAACAGATTTATCTTTCGACTTCTTCTTGTTCTGGGGATCAAACTTTCTGTACTTTGCCATGATGGTTCCTTCTCACAAGTTTTCTAAATCTTCTTTACTATTGATCACTTTATAGATTGTCTTACCATTCTCTTTCACCGCAGCGAGTTTCATACCTCGATTACCTGATCGCTTGTACGACACATGTATCCAACCAGAATGTGGATCGCCCGGTACATAAAACTCAAGTATTAACTGATCGAACTTAAATGTGTCTACGATAAATCCGAACAGTTCTTTGTTTCCAAAGTTAACTGCTTCGATGTCTGCTGCTTCACCCTTACAGTGTTGAGATTTACTAGAACCACCGACCGCAGCGTTGAGTTTTACCGATCTAAACCCAGAAAGAATCTTGATTTGTCCGACTTGTTCTCTTAGTGGTTGTAATATATTATCGCATAACTCAGAGAGATTTTCAAGTTCATCGACCGAGGGGTGATTATCGAGGCCCATCCTCTGTGCCATTACAGATCGTGTGAATTCTTTAAGTGAAAAATTATTGCTTATTTGTATTGTCATGTAACCATTCTTTAGTCATTAAGTAGTCGCGAACGAAGTCGGATCTTACACAGTCTTCCCAACCAAATTGTATCGTGGCGAACGATGTCATGTGTTCGATCACGTGGAGAAACTTGTTGATACCTTCTCGTTCATTGTTGTTTCGAAAATCTGACTGATAGTAATCACCAGAAAATATTATTTTGGTGTTAACACCAACCCTTGTTATAGTCGAATCGAGTTCATGTTCATTACAGTTCTGCGATTCATCCACAAGAATGATGCAATTATCGAACGTCATACCTCTTATATATGAGGTTGATTCAAACGTAATATATTCATTGTGTTCCAGTCTATCGTATGCCTTTTTGACATTAAACAGACTATCACAGATTGCTCTGTATGGTGCGGTGTACGCTTGGAGTTTTTCTTCTAGTGTTCCCTTAAGATGTCCGACATCTCGTGTAGGTACAACAGATCTGATTATGATTAATCTCTCGTAAGGTGTCGACATGTCCATTACCTGTTCGAGAGCGAGATACATTCCTAGAAACGTTTTACCAGTACCCGCAGCACCTACCATTACAAGATTGAGTTGATCTTTTTTCCATGCTTCGAATGCTTCTGCTTGGTTGTCTGTTTCTGGTTGAATTGTTAATAGATTATCCAAACTAATCTTCATCCGATCGTTTTCAGATCGGGTGCTTCTCTTAGGACTCATAGATCAATCGTGCTTGTTGGTCCCGCGCCTTTCTTAATACCCTTGAGTACATCCTTCCAATCACCTGAGGTTTTATTGATGATGTTGCCGGTGTGAGTAATTAATGGTGCGGCCGCACCGATGTGGACCTGTTCCCACTTTCCTGTCGATAATATCTCTTCACGTTGAGATAGTGTTACGATCTTTTCGACCACTTCACCTGTTTCTACATTTTTAAAATCGTAAGTAGGAATGTTCTTCTCCGTTAATCATTAAGCGGGGCGTAAAGTAGTCCCCCTGTTAAGGGGGACTGCCTAGATTGATCACCCCATGTTGGTTGCTTGGTCAATCGCTGCGTCGAGAAAACCTTGTTTTAATTGAAACTTTCTCGCTGCATGCGTTTTTCCCTTTTTGGTTAGTTTATGTATATAATGTCCAAGTTGTCTTGAGTCTTTTTTCAGTCGTTCTATCTGACCGTTGGTCATAGGCAGTTCTCCGTAGTGACTTGATTTGGAATTATCATATCATGTTTGGATTAGACCCGGGTACGCCTCCTCTACAAGTTTTTTGGTCAATCCTTTCACCAGTTGTTTCTTGTCTTTCATCTTTACTAACACCTCTGCCTCTTCAGGATGAACGGCTTCTAAGATGCTGATAAACATACTTTCTCGTCTTGTTGATTTTAAGTTCTCGCAATCGCGAAGACCTTTCACAAAATACTTAAAGTATCTGTGTTGTTTGTGTATAGTGGACGGAACTGATTGGGGTGAGTTTGCTGCAAATGGTGGAGCACCTTCAGGTAGATTCCATTGAATCGAATCGTCGTATGTACCACGAAGTACATCCATTAGTGCTTGTGTCTTATAATTCTGTAAGACTTTTATCTTTTCTTTTCTTGATGATTCTTTACTGAATGCTTCAAGAATTTCGAATACTTCCAGTCGCTTAATATAACTCATTACTATGTTCTCCGTTCGTTACTATCACTATAGTGTAACCCTTTTCTTTAGAAGATTCAAGTTACAGAGAGTATTTATAACTTCAGATGCCTCGCATTTTGTCTAGATGTTTCGCATTGATCCGGCAATTTATGATGCCGTTTCTGTAGTCGTCGCGAAGTAGTACCTCACGATCAAACTGCTCACGCGCTTCCTTGTAAGAGCACTCTCCTTTGCTCATGCACAGATGTAGTATTTCTCGTCTGTAAGCGTCTCCAGACTTCGTGGAGACCTCTTCCATGATGGTTTTGTTAGAACTGAAGTAATCACGCCAATCAGATTGAACGACCGTCCTGCGGCGTCTCTTGCGTTTCTTAGTGATTGGTAGAATCTTAGGTTTCCAGAACAACTTTTTTCCTATGTACATCATGCCGTTCTCGACTTCAGTGATGATGTATACGAATCCCACCAATTCGTTGAGTTCTTCCTCAGTGGGATCGTATGTCTTGCCGTTGTATAACCATTCGCTCATGAAGTTATATAGTCGTCTTCCTCAATCTGGTTCGACTCATTTTCCATGCCACACATGGCACAGAAAACAGGGAACTCATCCTCATTAATGACACGAATTCTAGTCTCTGTTCCACAACCAGCACAATTTACTTGGTGATAATAATCTTCCACTATTTCACCAGATCCACTACCTCACAAAATCCTCCGGCACATGCTAAGGTTTGAGCACCGACTGTGCTGTCTTCGAGTTCGAACTTAGAAAGACCTGACCAATCAACTGTCTTTGGTAGTCGACTTAACAACCCATCATAGTCGGTCGCGGTGCAGTCTTGGTACGGCGCCTGTCTATATGTACCTCCATCGAACGGAAGAAAACTAACACCCGACATCCAATCAAAGTTCTTATAGACCCATGCTCCCACATCCATCCACTCGTCTTCCTTAACAGAGATAGTGACAGAAGGTTTATGTTCGCACCAATGCTTCTGATAGACCAACCACATTTCTAGTTGTTCAATAGCAGACATGTCGGTACGGAACACTGCGTTTTTATCGCACTTCATAGGGAAAGAGAACACGCTTGTTGTCGCAGGTGACGCTACATCGTCCTCAACAGGAAAACCTTGGTCAACCATGAATTGAGTTAAAGGATCATTCTTGTCTGCGCGCACTGTACGAACATAGTGAGGGTTGTGTCTCGCATGAATACCAGACGCGGCATCTACTAATTGTGAAACTGTTCCTGAAGGTTTCACACATGTGATTGCCACAGACTGGTTGACACCAAGTTTCTTTGACAACCATGCATTAGTTTCAATCGCAACTAGTTGAAGTTCATCCAGCAGTGCGCCTAGGTCGCCTTTCTTTCCGGTGGTTAGGACATTGTCCATGATACCTGTCATAGACACACCAAGTAATCGTTCTTCTTCGCAGTTGTTTTTCCATGAACTAGAAAGATATTTGAAGTTGGTTAGAGTTGACTGGAACGTTCCTAGAATTGTCGCTAGTCTGACCTTTTCTTTCAGAGACTCAACCGTATCACTCGCGCGTACAACGACCTCTGATAGATTACAAAACTGCCTGGAGCGAAGGATGATCTCGGAACATGGATTCGTACCAAACTCCCAACCGTCTATGATGCGACGACCACTTCTAGCAGACACCATATTGGCCGCTTCTCGATTGAAGATACCGCGCTCACCAGACTTAGACTCGTACAGTGATTTCCACTCGTCCATGAAGATACCAGTATCAGGTTTCCCAGTATATACCGCAGAGTTATTTGCCAGGCGTCGTTGTCCTTCTGCATGCCACCATTCACCAGACTTCGCGTGACGCATCCTATCGTCTGATAGATTAGACAGTGAGATCAACGCAGAGCGGCGCACACCACCAACGACCACAATCTCTGCAATCTTACAAACGATGTCATGACACTCAGTAGAGTTTAATCGTCGTCCCGCAGCACTGGTGAACTTGGCCACGCAGAATCTGAACAGTTCATCGAGAGGGTCTGGACCAGACGCACGACCACCGAATGTTTTTAGGAGTGCGCCGGCCGGTCGAACTTTACTCATGTCCCATTGTGGAATCTGTCCGGCATATAGAAGACCGATAAGTTCTTTCAACGATTTTGCCCAACCGAGTTTGCTGTCGGCAACAACAATCGTTGTGTCTGTCTCATGGAATTCTTCAGCAACGGATGGCATCTTCGCAAGGTTCTGACGTTCTACGCTGAATCCTACACCTGTACCATTCATTAGTACATAAAGGATCTCGTCAAAACTCTGGGGTTTGTCCACAGCAATATACGCGCAGTTATATCCTGCAACGTTTTCACGTTTGAGTGCTTCGCCTGCGGTCATTAGACATCGCATCGAAGGCATAACTTTTTGTACTAGGACTGCCTCTTCGAGTTCCTTTCGGAGACTCTTAGGCATCTTATAATCACATGACTCTTGGAGGTGCTCTTCAAAGAAATTGAAATATCGATCAATCGTTTCTTCCCACGTTTCGCGCCGTTCTTCTTCAGGTAACCACCTAGAGTAACGCGACAAATGTATAAATTCCTGATAAAGTGATGGAAGGTAATTGCTGGGCATTATAATGATGTACTCCTAAATTCTATAGAAAAGATTAAGTATAAACCTTTTTGTGTTGTATTTCAAGCAGAGTTGTGCTTAAGTTCTTTTATTTCTCATTTCTCTGTTTTTATCAATTGCTCTAGATCCAAACCAAAATGACACTACAGAAGCAAAGATTGCCTTTGTATCATCATCCCATAGAATGCCTAGTGAGTCAGTCACAGTCATTCCAGAGTCTAGTGCTTCCATAAGCAGACTTATCTCTATTGCGGTAAACAGTATGAAGAATGCATATGTGATTACAGGTCTAACCGATCGCTGTAATGCGCCAATGACTCCATCGTGCTGACTGATTGCTATGTCATGGTCAATGAGTCTTTGGTGCTCCGTGTCGGCACCCATCTCATTGTACATGTCTAGTTCGTGGGTGTATCCTGCCTTGCGCAGTTCTGCCACTTTCTCCATCTTAGCGAGTTCAAACTTCTGATCCTGCTTTGACTTAAATCCATCCATAATTGCGGGTACGACTGATGAACCAAATCCAAGTAATGATCCTAATATTCCTGCTAACATAATTTAATTCACCTTATTTGGACTGTTTCTTATTCTTAATAAATTTTAAAAATTCTTTGTGGTGTTTCTTTAGGACACCAGCAACATCTTTCACTTTATAACCAGGACCGGATCCCATGTTATACTCGTAATACCCCTCAATTTCTTTATTGATCTCCTTTGGGTCTTTCAACATTTCAGGTTTCAGGTAAGAAGGGTCAATGTCATCGAGAACCGACAAGATGTCGTCTTTGATATTATCGAGCAGTTGTGCGCGAGGATATGCTTCTTGCAAACTTTCTTTCATTTGCTTCTTTCTTTTACCGTTGACTTCTATATAGTGCCGCGTTACGACCGATGATTTCTTCTTCTTCTTTGTCTTCCAATCAGCAACGTCATCACCAGTGCCTACAACATCAGCTGTACTGGTTGGATCTCCTTCTTCAGTAAATGATTTAAACGATTTCATGTTATTATTCTCTCTATGTGATGTTGCTTAAAACCTTTCATCTATAGATTTCGCCTATAGTGAAGTGTACCTTTTTGCCAGTCTTTACATGTTGCGCTTCATATATGTCAAGGCCAAATACTATTCCTACAGGATATGATTCACTTCCTACGCGGATGCTGTCTTTAGCTAAGACTGCTTCTTCTAGCGTGTCTGATAGTAACTTCTCGTTATGTAGTTTGTAAACGCCTGGCGAGAGTCTACGGTCATCAAGGAGATACCATTTCGATTCTTCTGTCATGAAGTCGAGAGAATCGATCTCGGTCTTTTCAACAATGCGTTCTAGGTTCTTGTCCGATACACCGAAATGTTCTTTGACTAGAAACAACGCTGCGGCATATGACGCGAGTTTGGAACTACCGAACGGAATCTTCGCCATCAGTTTCTTAATATTAAACACCAAACGATGGAAGGTAGTGAATGCTGATTTCTGTTCTGCATCCACAATCTTCTCAGACTTGATCCTCTTACCTTTCGCGTCAATGAGACCAAGTTTAAATGCGTCTGTATCTTCAAACGGGGTCGTCAACATTTTGATAAAACGAAACGTGTAGTATAGATCGCCTGCTCTAGATGCTAATGACATTATATTTTTCTCAACCTCTCTATTACTTCCTTGTTCATTGGTATTTCAGTGTAAATATCGTTTGGAATAATCTTCAGGAAGATTAAGAATGGTTTTAGTGTCGACCAGTATCTATCCTCTAATCTAAATTCCAACATCTTTAACCCAGCATCTGTCCCGAACACATTGAAAATAACAATCAAGTGGTTCAGTATCAACGTCTCGTTTAACGATCCACCAGCAGTAAATCTACTGATCAAACGCTTCACATATTTAAATCTCTTGAGATCTTCATGAAATTCTTCTGCGTCGATACATATAGGGTTATAGTAATGACGCGCAGCGAATAACAGGAAGACATCTTCGTTCAGTTCTTCAAACAACTTCATATATTAATTCCAAAGGGAAAGCACTAAGTGTATATCTATCTAGTTACTTTCTACTCATCCAACTGGTGAAACCAAAATACGCTCCCACAATACCTGCTTGGGCGACAAAGAACAATCCGAGCACATCTCCGATCGCGTTAATCCTTTCATCACTGAAGAAAGGAAGAAATAAGAAAACGGTGAAGACGATCATAGAGATCATTGCAACCCATGCCATTCGCTTCTGTGATTCTGCTTTCTCTTCTCTGAGTTCCAGTTCTAACCGTCTCTCCTCTTTATCGAGGTCAGGCGTAGCAGGAGTGAACTCAATGGGATCGTCGCTCATAGTTAACAGTTAACAGTTCCATCTACGTCGGGCCGCTTTACCGCGTTCTCCCGTCCAACCTTTTGATCGAGCACAAAAACTTTTCATCGTCTAAACGATTTCACGACTCGCCCCAGAAATGTCTTTTCATGTCACCATCGATATGAAATGATCCATCAGTCGGTGCTTCGGTCAGCATCTGTGGTCCGCTTTGCGCGCTGTACCATTCGCGAATATCGCCTGGCGATAGTTGCATTGCTGACACCATGCCACCCTGTGGATCAACCCAACCCATGGGAGTGGGTATTGATTCGGGTGCGAAACTTGGTTGTCTAATCATTATGTTTCTCCATCTATGAAGACATCGGCATTAACGCCTATCTTCTTAAGGTCTTTTTTGATCCTCTCGGCAGTTGATCGATCTTTCACCGTCCAAGCAACGTCTTTGTCACTAGCGTCTGGTTGACCAAGTTTATACTTCTTGATAACGGCCGAGATTTTCTTCTCACCAACCCGTTCAGTGTCCGAGTGCCGAACGGCAATTTCGACTGAGGATTCGGTGATATATGCCATAAAGGACTTCATTACCTGTTATCACCCCTGCGCGTAGGTGCCTGCTTAGTTGCACTCGCTGCTTTCAATGCGTTGTCATAACTCTTATCTTCAGTGTCATCGTCTTTGACATTATCGCGGTGAAGTTTCTTGATCTTCTTACCATCAAGTTCACGTTCAACATCTTTGTCTTCACCAGGAGCAGCGTTCTTAGTCTGAGGAGAATTTTTAGATTCCCACATTCTCTTCATCGCATTGACATAACTATCCATGCGGAGAGTGTAAACATCATTAAACTCTTTTTCGATCTCAGTCGCTTCACGCATTACCTGATCGCGTTCTTCCTTCATACTTTTCATAAACTCCGCAACATCTTTCTCTTTCATGCCAATCTTCTTAGCAATCTGTGCGGCAGTCATGCCTTGCTTTACCATAGCATGAAACTCTTTCATCTTACCTTCTTCAAGGTCAACAGACTCCTCATCGCCTGTGTTGGTTGGACTTGCTTCTTCTTTGTAAGAATATGTTCCTGTTCTTTTCTTACGAATAATCTTATACTTCCGATGAGGCGCGCCTTTCTTTCGATCTTTAACGACATTCTTGGCTTGATCTATAGAGTGATAAACACCTTCTTCTTCGCCATCGATCATAATCACAAAGACGAACTGCTTATCGATCTTATGACCGTTTGTGAATCGCACGACATCCGCGCCTTCCTTGGTTGGACTTGCTTCTTCATTGTAACCCTTGTTCATCAGGTCTTTTTTCAGAGATTCTTCCAACGCTGCTTCTAGTTCTTCGGTGAAGTCTTCTCCATCATCATATGCTAGGATATCCACATCAACCAGACCAACACTTTCAACACCGTGTTCGAATAATACTTCGGACATATCGTCTTCGAGATTCTCTAGAACCTCACCGTATCCCCATGTAGGATGCTGGACAGTAAGAACAACCGCTTCGTTCGCGCGCTTAAGCGCAGCTGCAACTTTAGGGTGATCTGATAGACCAGTCTTAATCTTTTCGATTGCTGCTTCAGCACCGGAATAATTAGTGCCTTTATATCTCTTATCGAAGGGTATTCCCACGGCCATCTTGATTTCTTTGGCAGAGAACTTCGACGCAGCTTCGTCTACGTTCTTACTGATTGCCTTTCGACGCTTATGGAGATACTCATCAGACGAATCGGTATCGCCATCATTATCGATGTCCTTATCCTTTCTCTTCTTGAAACTCTTATTCAACGCCTTAGGTTGAACTTTGTCCATACCTTCACCGTCGTCAGACTTGTCGTTTGTGTTGTCTTCGACCAATTCGTTTAAATCGTCATTGTTCATTTCTGTCCTCTCAAATTTTGGGGAGTCTTTATTTGTTTTGCCTTCAGCCGCCAGCTCTTTAAAAGTAACCTGGGAGCTAGCCATCGACATGTCGTCATCTGAGAACGTTTCCCCTGGCTCAAAATGAGGAGACTCAGATTTAACAATTACAAAAAAATCTCGGCCAACGGGACGATCAACTTCTTTGTAGTAAACGACTGGTTTAGTTGTTTTGCCTTTTGCTCGACCTGCAGATTTTGCTTTTGTTTTTATTTTCTGTAACGCAGAACGTTCTGATTTCTTTCGAGCAGGTCTCTTAACAAAGCGACCTTTAATCTCTTGTATGGATCTCTCATGATCTGAGTTGTTCATTTCTAAAACTCCTTCTACCATTGCGTCGGCGTTAGGGATACCATCGGAAACTAAACCTTTATAGAATCCATTAATCCCGCCCTTATATCCTGCTAATTTAGCACCCTTGTTAAGAACATCATGTAGGTCGTCGTTACTTATGCCTGCTTTTCGCGCATAACCTTTGCCCATGAATGCGTCGAACGGATCACCACCACCAGCAATAGTATCAGGAGCATCCATTTCGAACTTACGCCATAGGCCGGTAATGACTGACTTACTTTGGGCGTCGGCAGTTGCTTTGTCTTTTGCTCGACCTGCAGATTTTGCTTTTGTTTTTATTTTCTGTAACGCAGAACGTTCTGATTTCTTTCGAGC